GCACCGGGACCGTGAACCCGAAGACGGAGAGCATCGTCATCCTCGGTGGCGACGCCGACGTGGATACGTTCCTGGTCCGGACCGGCGGCAATCTCGCTGATCTGCGGGTCACGCAGAACAACATGAAAGCCAAGGCGGCGGCGTACAAGTTCGATGACACGTTCATCAACGGCGACACCGCCGTCGATGCGAACAGCTTTGACGGCCTGAAGAAGCGACTCACTGGTGCACAGGTCATCGTGGCTGGTGTAAACGGGCTCCCCGTGCTCGGAGCTGACGACGCGGCCCGGCATGCGTTTTTCGACCAGCTCGACAACCTCATCGCCCAGGTCCTCGGTATCAATGCCAGCAATGGCGCATTGTACATGAACGCGGCCATCAAGGCCAAGATCGCCAGCTCGGCGCGCCGGTTGACCACCTACGACCAGACGGTCGACAACTTCGGTCGCCACATCCAGATGTACAACGGGATCCCCCTGCTCGACATCGGCAACAAGGCCGACGGCACGCCCGTCGTCCCGCAGACCGAGACGGAGGGCACCGCCGCTGGTACCACGTCCTCGATCTACGCCGTGAAGTTCGGGTCCGGTGAGTCCGATGGGTCTGTCACCGGTCTGCAAAACGGGACCATCTCTGCCCGCGACCTGGGCGAGCTCGACGTCAAGCCGGTCTTTCGGACCCGCCTTGAGTGGTTCGTTGGGCTCGGCGTGTTCCACGGCCAGGCCGCCGCTCGCCTCACCGGTGTCCTCGCGACCTAAGTCATGACTAGTCCAATGAAGGCCGGCGGGGTGGTCCATACGATCGGCTGCCCCGCCGCCCGCACGGAGACGTATCAGGCCGCGCGTCCTGGCGGCCAAACAGTCATCGTCACCCGCTGCGTGGATTGCGGAAAATCTGTACTCACTAAAATGGAGGATGAACAATGGATTCCACCAAGAAACCCGAAGGGTCCGCGTCGAAAGCCCAAAACGACAAGCTGAAGCACTCGCAAGGTGGAACAACCACAAGAGACGATGCTTTGGACTTGGGTGTCCCGATGCTGCAGGGTGACTCGTCGGAGCCGCAGGGTCCCGAAGACGCATTGGGTGACGGCCCCAAGCGTGGGGACTACCGCGACCGCATCGGCGGGTCTGGGTATCAGCCGCACCGTGGCGCGACGCCGCAGCGGCCGAACGCTGATGACATCGGCGCCGCCAAGGGCCTCAAGGGCGGCGTGATGACGCCCAAGGCCGAGAAGGACTGACCGAGCTCCATGAGCTCGTCACATTCCGCGGAACGTTTAGGAGGAGGTGCCTGTGAGCCTGCCATCTCTCGCCACACTCACCCAGCTTGAGTCGCGCTACGACTCAAGCGTCGATAATCCTGGCCGCGCCCAAGCGTTGTTAGATGATGCCTCGGCGCTTGTGCGGGAGGTGGCGGGCTCTGACTACGTCGACGTGGACAACGCACTTACCGGCGTCCCTCAGCGGATAATCTCCATCGTCTGCGAGGTCACCCGGCGCGCGTATGAAAATCCGCGCGGACTCCAGGGAGAGACATTAGGGGACTACACCTGGCGCGCAGGCTATACGGGTACTAAAGGAAGCGCCGCCATGGGCGTTTACCTGACGTCGGCCGAGCAGAGCGCGGTGAGACGAGCCGCCGGGAAGTTTGGGGCGAGTTCTGTATCTCTCACCAAGCTCATGCCTTATGTGCCGACGTCGGCCGTAGACGAGGACTAGTAGTGAACCTTCCCCAGACCGTAACCATCCTGCGCTACACAGAAGGCGCGGTGGACGCTTTCGGCAACGCCGCCGCTTCCTGGGTAGCCGACGCCACCACTTACCCCGGGCGGTTACGCCGGACCTCAGAGGCCGAAGTACCAGCAGCCGGTGAACGCGGCGTGGCAAGTTGGACCCTCTACATGGAAGGGTCCGTTCCTCTCTCCTCCAGGGACCGCGTCCAGGTTGAGGGCTCTACTTATGAACTGGACGGTGATCCGTATTACGTCTATGGCTCCCGAGATGTTCACCATCTCGAAGCTCGCCTGCGCGGTTTCGGGGGCTAGAGGGTGAAGGTCAAGATGCACGGACAACTCACCAAGAAGATACATGGAATGGTGGAGTTGCAAGAACTTCTAGAGGACGTGGCTCAGGAGATCGCGGACGTGGCCGAAGATTCCACAGAAAACGTGATCGAGCAAAACATCGACTTCGATGTTGTCTGGCGCGGCGAGAGGTTATTTGTGGATGTGCTGTTTGAGAACGTGCCCCAAGTCACCCCAGGCATGGCTGCCGCCCAGAGGACGCATTACAACGATTACAACTTCGTCTATCAAGAGTGGGGCGGAGCGCGTTATCGGCCTCCACCCATGCCCCTGCGCCGAGCCGCTGAAGTTGTCACAGGAGTCAAAGTAAAGAAAGCGAGGAAGACCAAGTGAAAGTAAAATTCCTGATCGGTGCCCGAGAGGGCAAGGCGGGCGAGACCGTGGATGTCCCCGACGCCCGCGGGAAACAGCTCGTCCGGGGCGGCATCGCCCGACCCGCGAACAAGACTGCCGCCAAGGTGGTCGAAGAGCCGAAACCCACTAAGTGAGCTACCAGTTCCCCAACCTGCTCGCCCGGGTGCGCGAGTTCTTGGACACGGCGCTCACAGAGCCCGTACACGCCATCCGTACGCCCGCAGGGGCGACCTACCCCCTGGTGCTCGTGACGGCGGTTTCCACGGCCCCTCTGACCGGTGCCACGGACAAGCTGGCCCAAGCGCGAATCCAGGTTGAGTGCTACGGACAAACCGCGCAGGACGAGGCAGCCTCCTGGGCCCTCGCCGCCCGCGCTCATCTGGCCTTCCACGGCATCTCGAACGAGCCGGACTTCTCCGGCTTTACGACCGAAACCGGGCCGCAGCTCATCCCGGACCGCGAGCTAGGCAAAGCCCGTCACATCTTCGACGTCCGGGTCTACGGCTACACCCCGCGACAAGTAATCTAAAAGAGAAAGGATCCTCAAATGGCGCTTAGCGCTGATTCCATCATCATTGCCGGGAGCGGCTCGACATCTGTGGCTCCGGTAGGCAGTACCCTCCCCATCGATGTTCTCACCGCACTGGACGCGGCCTTCATCGACCTGGGCTACATCACCGAAGAGGGCGCTTCCTTCCGGCGCAGTAAATCCACCGAGCCGATAACGGCATGGCAGAGCTTCAACGCGCTCAAATACGTCGTTACCGAGGTCGCGGACGAGGTCGAGTTCATGCTCCGGCAATGGGACGCGAATACGCTGCCCCTCGCCTTCGGTGGCGGCGCGATCGCCACGACCGCCGCAGTCGTCGGCCCGCCCGCCGTGCCCGTCTACTACACCTACACCCCGCCGGATCCCGAGGACATCGACGAGCGCGCACTCGTACTTGAGTGGCTCTACGATACGTCCACCTTCCGACTGGTCATTCCCCGCATAATGGTGACTAGCGGAGTTGAGACCCAGCTTACCCGCAGCCAAGCCTCCGATCTGCCCATAACCGCGGGCGTCCTTGCGACCGACGGCGCCGCGCCTTGGACGATCATCAGCGATCACCCGGAATGGGCCTAATGCCGCCGAAGAAGAGCATCAAGGCGGTCCAATCTGAAGCGGAACACTCCCCCCATATCATCGAGATACGGGGGGAGAAGTTCGGCTTTAAGCGGATCTCTGACTGGCCCGCGAAGAGCTTTGAGACCATCGACCAGGGCCACCTCTTTACCCCTATCGCCAAGGCTCTCGTTGACTACGAGACCGACTACGAGCGGCTGGACGCATTGGACCCCACCCTCGGGGAATTGGGGAAGGTCTTCGAAGACCTCAGTAAGGCGGAAGGCATGGGGGGAAACTCCTAGAGCTCCTCACGTTTGTCGAGGAGCACATGCCGACGCTTGAGGCGGACTTTCACCGCTTCTACCACCTCGACCTCGTAGACCTCTGGCGAGGACGCCTCACTTGGCGCAAGCTCGAGAATCTGGTCAACAACCTTCCCCGCGAGTCGGCCACCGTGCGCGAAGTAAGCGGCACCGGGCAAGCCGAATGGACGAAGCAGGTTGACCTCCTGGCGCACGCCGTAGACGCGCTCAATGACCTCGTATGGGTGACGGTCCAGGTCAACTCGACGAAGGGCTCGCAGAACAAGCGGCCCGAGCGCTATCCCCGGCCGCAGCAGGCCAAAGCTCTCATCACATCGGCAGGTAAGTCCGCCCGCCAGCACGCCACGATCCAAGAAATGAAGCAGTTCTTTGGAGGAAGGAGGTGATCCCCGTATGGTTATAGACGCCGGACAAGTCGCCCTCGAAGTGGTGCCCGATTCCAAAGGTTTCGGTAAGAACCTCAAGAAGGGCATCGAGAAAGAGTTCAAGGAAACCTCGTTCAAGAGCATCGGCAAGAAGATTGGTGGCGCCCTCGCCCTCGGAATCGCCGGGGCTACCGTTGGTGCCGGCGTAGGCTTCCTCGCACTCCGCGATGATGCGGCTGCACTCCAGCAGCAGGTCGAGAAAGCCAACACCGTCTTCGGCGACCAGATAGGCACGGTCCAGAATTGGGCCAAGGCCAACGCCGGGGCTATGGGCCTCGCGACGAAAGAGGCCACCGGCCTGGCCGCGAACTTTGCTGATCTGCTCATTCCGATGGGCTTCACCCGCGAAGCCGCCGCCGACATGAGCACGGATGTGGTAGGTCTCTCCGGGGCGCTCTCGGCGTGGACCGGCGGCACCAAATCCGCTGCTGAGGTTTCGGCGATCCTCTCCAAGGCCATGCTCGGCGAGCGCGAAGGACTGAAGGAGCTCGGCGTCTCGATCACTGAGGCCGAGGTCTCAGCCCGCCTCCTCGAGAACGGTCAGGCCGATCTCACCGGCCAGCAGTTGCAGCAGGCCAAAGCGACGGCCACGCAAGAACTGATCATGGAAAAGACCACGGACGCCCAGGCCGCGTTCACCGATGGCACGGTGACGCAGTACGAGCAGCAGTTGAAGTCCACGGCCGCGATGAAAGAGGCCAAAGAAGCCCTCCTCACTGCGCTCATGCCCGCCTTTGCCCGGCTTTCGACCTTCATGGCCGAGACTCTGGCCCCGTTCATCACCAAGACGTTTATCCCCGCCATGCAGTCCCTGGCCGAATGGCTGGGTCCTAAGCTCGGCACGGCTGTGGATGCTATCGGCACGGCCCTCGGGTTTGTGAAGGCTCACATGGTGCCTATTGTGTCTCTATTCCTTGCTCTGGGCGCTGCATTCGCGGTGGTGGGTATCGGCGCTATTGTCTCCGCGATCGCGGGTCTCGCTACTGCTGCGGCTGCGGCCTCTGTCGCAGCCGGTGGCCTTCTCCCCGCGGTTGTCGCGTTCCTCGGCCCCATAGGAATTGTTGCACTTGCCATCGCCGCGCTAACCGCAGCCGTCATCTACGCCTACCGCGAGTCTGAAACCTTCCGCAATATCGTAGACGCCGTCTGGGCGAAGGTCAAAGACGTTATCTCTTCCGCATGGGAGGGAGTTATCAAACCCGCGCTCGAGGCTCTTTGGGGGTTCATTCAGAATAGTCTCGTCCCGGCCTTTCAAGACTTTATGAGTTTCCTGGTCGATACTGTATGGCCTGCTATCTCCGGCGCAATCAAGTGGGCGTGGGAGAACGTCATCTCTCCAGCGTTCTCGGCCATCTGGAGCTTTGTCACAGGTACGCTTGTACCGACATTCAAAGACTTCATGACTCTTATGGTTGACACTGTATGGCCGGCGGTTTCGGGTGCTATTAAGTGGGCCTGGGAAAACGTGATTAAGCCGGCGTTCACAGCTATTCGGAATTTCATCAACGACCCTCTCACGCCGCTCTTTAATACCTTTATGGCTCTGTTGGTCAATACTGTATGGCCGGCTATCTCCGGCGCCGTGAGACGGGCGTGGGAGAACGTGATTAAGCCTGTGTTCAAGTCTCTCTGGAGCTTTGTCACCTCAACTCTCATCCCGATGTTCCAAGACTTCCGCGGCGTGGCTGAGACGGTGTTCAAGGCAGTCTGGACTGCTGTTAAGTACGCCTGGGAAAATGTCATCAGACCTGCGTTCGATGCGCTCAAGGGTTACATCAACGACCCGCTGATCCCTGTGTTTAACACCATGCGCGACGTAGCAGAGAAGGTTTGGAGCAAGGTATCCGGTGCGGTGGAAACGGCCTGGGGCACGATCAAGCCCATATTCACCTCGATCTATAACTTCGTGAAAGACAAGCTCTCTCCTGTTTGGGGCGTATTCTCCAGCGCCGCCTCAACTGCGTGGGGCAAACTGAGAAGCATCGTCTCGAGAGCTTTGGGCGCTATCAGTGGACCCGTGCGCAGCTTCCTTAACGTCGTGGCCTCAATAGCCGGTGCCGTTGGAGCGGATAATCTAGCAAGCAAGGCGCGGTCTGGCGCTGCCGCCGTTAGCGGGTGGGGCTCTGGCGGTGCGACCGGCAACCCAGTCTTCCGTAATAAAGGCGGTCCCGTCCCTGGCAACGGCCCCGACCGTGACAGCGTACCCACATGGCTGACCCCGAAGGAGTACGTGCTTAACCGCAAGGCGACTGCACGGATTCCCGACTGGCTACTCGGGCTGCTTAATAACCCCAGCGTCCCATTACAGGATATCTTCCAGCGCTCTGGCGACGCTGCCCTCTACAACGCCGGCGGTTACGTCAAGAGCCCCGAAGAGGTCCAGGCCGAGGGCCGTCGCCTTCAGCAAAAAGGCCGTTATCGGATGGGCGGTTTTAGCGACACAGCTATTGACTGCTCAGGCTTCATGGCGTGGCTTTCCAACTTTGCGGCGAAAGGCTCCGGCCGCAGTGGCGGACGCTGGGGCACAGGCATGGCCGGCGGGCAGTCTCTCGGTCGCTTCGACCGTGGCATGGGTGACGCTTCAGGCTTCAACATCGG